TGGGCTACCGATAAATACTTCATAGGCCACCTCCGTTTGAATCAGTATACCATATTATCGGCAAAAAGTCAACGAGCCATTCTTGAACATTTCGTGAGTTATTGCCGACATCGGCAAATCAAATGCCGTAGGGTATCACATCATCTATAGTGAGGCGCTGTTTCGGTTTTGAGATGCCATTGTACTGCTTGTGGCATTCCCACAAATCCATAAACAGACCGAACGGCGTCAGCCAGAACTCATCCTGCGTAAGATGAAGCTGACCGACGCCGTAATATAAAAGCCGGGTAAACAATTCTTCATCGCTTACCCGACTTGCGCGTTTTTTGGTTCAGACTCACTCTCCACGTTCCGCTTTGTACCTCTGTACATCGCTTCCATAATGGCGTCCTTGTAGTCCGTCAGTTCCATCGGCGAGGTGAGAAGCTCGACCTCCTCCACAGTCAGTTCCGGCTTTTTATCATCGGGATGCTTGAGGTTGTGAACGAGTATGGTCTGATTGCAGAGCAGAGTGATAAGCCACACGATTTCATCCAGAGCCATCTCGAAGTTCTCCGACTTCATCAGTTTATGGCCCAGGTTTTCCAGGCCGCCGTAGCGTCCGGCGATATCCTTTGTCGCCTTGGTGGTGAGAAGCATTTCGTACTCCTGCCCGCCGATTTTTACGATTGCGCTTCTTTCATCCATTTCCGTTTTCCTCCTTAGCCTTCGCCGTTATTTACGCTTGTGTAATCCGGTTCGTATACTTCCGAATACCAGCCGCTGATAATCGACGCGGGAACGCCGGTATCGTCCTCGGACGCCTCCGCTTTCCAGGGATGGTTGCCCTTGCCGTCCACCTTGTTCCTGCGCATGACCGTCCCTTCGATGGAAGGCGTGGAGAACTCGATACTCTCGCCCTTGGTCGTAAGGTTGGTAGCGGGGATGCTGAAGATTACGCGGTAGAGCCAGAAATAGCGGTACTTGCCGTTCGCTTTCTTCGCGCGGAAACCTATAGCCACGGGATCGCCGCCGTCCTCCGAGGTGGACACCAGGACATTGTTGTTGTCGATGGTCGCACCCGTAAGGTCGGCCGCGACGGAAAGCCCGATATTGTCCACACCGAGTGTGAGGGTACCGCTCTGGAACTCCTTCACGACCTCCGCCGCGCCGTCGTCCGCGTAGAGCGTAGCCTCCGCAAGTTCCACGGAAAGCTCCGCCGTCATCGCATTGGCAAGGGAACGGATCACGTTCTCCTCCTCAAGAGCGGTCACGATGTCGCGCTCGAATTCCTCCGGCACGAGGTAGCCGCCATCCGCGTCGACTCCCTCGGAGAGGACGTTGTGGACGAGCGCTTTGCCGCGAAGGTGGCGGTCGAAGTCCTCCTTGTAGGCGTCGGACGCACGACCGACCCTGTCATGCTTAAGGGAAGCAGCCCTTTCGGGAGCCTCGGTGATCGGCTGATTCACGGGCTTGTTCAGTTCCGCTTCGATGGCATCCCTGCGCTCCATGCGCTTGATCTCGTTGGTGAGGCTGTCCAGATCATGCTCCATCTTGGAGTAGGTGGCGTCGTCTTCTGCGGAAAGTACGTTCCTGTGGGTATCAAGGAATCCCTCCATCGTGTTCCAGAGCTTGGCTCTCTTGTTTCTCATCTCTGTAATAGTCATGATAAAAATCCTCCTTGCTTAAAGCAGTTTTTTGTAAAGAGACGCCCTCAGTTCATCGACCGGGCGTCCTTCGGGTTTCTTCTTCGGCTTGGACTTAGCCTTGCCGGAAATCTTGTTGATGAGGGAACGTTCCACCGCTGACGCGGCGAACTCGTAGCCCTCGGCTGTCGCTGCAGATTCGCGCTTTTCATCCGTCAGGATATCGTCCGCAAATCCAAGTTCGATGGCTTTCTTGGCGTTCATCCAGGTGGTATCGTCCATCATGCGGGCAAGCTGCTTATGCGGCAGTCCCGTCTTGATCTCGTAGGCGTTGATGATGCTTTCCTTGACCTCGGAAAGCATATCAATTGCCTTTTCCATATCCACATGATCGCCGAACGCCATCGTTGCCGGGTTATGGATCATCATCAGAGCGGTAGGAGCCATCAGCACCTTTGTACCCGCCATAGCGACCACCGATGCCGCAGACGCCGCGATGCCGTCAATCTTGACGGTCACATCGCCCTTGTAGTCCATCAGCATGGTGTAGATCTGACTGGCTGCGATGCAGTCCCCGCCTGGCGAGTTGATCCAGATGGTAATGGGGCCGCTGCCCGCGAAAAGCTCCTCCTTGAACATTGCCGGAGTGATGTCATCGTCAAACCAGCTTTCCTCGGCAATCGTGCCGTACAGTTCAAGAACTCTCTATGCGGATGGTTCTTCGTCCGTCTGATTTTTCCAATTCCAGAACTTCCTGTTCTTCATCGGATTCGTCCTCCTTGTATTATAGAGTAGTAGTTATTAAAGCCCCTCTCCAAGGGCTGTGCTACACTGTAAGGGATGCTGTGGATTGGTTGCTGTCCTCCTACCACAAGATGGTTCGCGAAAGGTTCCAACCACAGCCCCTTACCCTTTTGTTAATCAGTTAAATACCGCCGGACGGTTTATGTGGAACAAGGCTACAAAAGTAAGGTGTACTGTGGATGCAGCATCACAAAATTTACCGTCGGAGGGATTGTTATGGTTTCTGTTGGTATTGATGTCTCAAAGGACAAGCATGATTGCTTCATCGTGAGTTCAGAGGGCGAAGTCCTGGCTGATGTGTTCACCATCCCCAACAGCATGGAGGGGTTTACCACCCTGCTGGGAAGGATACAGAAATGCACCACACCCCAGGACAACATAAGAGTAGGGCTTGAGGCAACCGGGCACTACAGCTACAATCTCCTGGGGTTTCTTCTCGACAGCGGTCTGGCCACCTATGTCTTGAATCCCCTACACACCAACCTCTACCGGAAAAGCCTTTCCCTGCGGAAAACCAAGACCGACCGTGTTGACGCGCGTACCATTGCGGCTATGCTCATGTCCGATGTGGGCCTCAAGCCCTACACGGACACAGCATACCACAACGAGGAGTTAAAGTCACTGACGCGATACCGTTTTGACAAGGTGAAAGAGCGCGCCAAGCTGAAAAGCTCAGTTTCCCGGCTGGTCTGCATCCTGTTTCCTGAATTGGAGAAGCTGGTGCCCACTCTCCACATGGTTTCTGTCTACGCTCTGCTGGAGGTGTTTCCGGGTGCCATGCAGATTGACATCTGACAAGGTTAAACACGCTTCTGGAAAGCGCCTCCAAAGGCCGCTACAAGCGGGATATGGCCGTGATAATCAGGGACGCCGCCAGAACTTCGATTGGCTCTAAAATGCCTGCCAAGTCGCTGGAGCTGCAGCATACGATTCGGCTCATTCGAGAATTGGATGCCGAAATCAAAGATATTGAAGCGGCTATTCAGTCCATCATGGACAGGCTGCATTCTCCCATCACCACTATCCCGGGCATTGGCTGCCGGATGGGCGCTATGATTCTGGCCGAAGCCGGCGACTTTTCCCGGTTTGATTCCCCCGACAAGCTGCTGGCCTATGCGGGAATGTCACCCTCCACAAATCAGTCCGGCAAGATGGAGAACTGCTACGCACACATGGAGAAACGTGGTTCCAGATACCTGCGTTATGCCCTCTACAACGCCACCAAGTATGTCTGCCTTTGGGACCCTGCCTTTGCCGCTTATCTCGCCAAGAAACGGGCGGAGGGCAAGCACTACAATGTCGCCATTTCCCATGCTGCCAAGAAGCTGGTACGGCTCATTTTCGCCTTGGAGAAATCCAGGCAGCCTTACCGCCAGGCGGCTTGAATCACCCTTAATAGCTATCCCAGGCTCCTGTGGGCCTCTGCTTTGCTATGCCCTTTTTGAACCATCTGCTCTTTACCACCACTCCATTTTTGGGCTTGACTTCTAATAGTTAATCTTTCCGTTGTTTTCTGTATCTGCAAAAGCACCCGCCTGTGACAGCAGGAGCATATTGCCGTTTATGAGGTAGAGATCTCCGCCGTCCTCTGAAGGGATGCGGTCGAGGTTCTCCAGTTCCCGGATATCGTTTGCCGACATCCATCCGTTCTGTCTTGCCGTGGCATACCCGTTCATGCGGCTGGCGTAGTCCCCTCGGAGCAGACCTTCCACATTGAATTTCACGAAGTAGGTCTTTTTCTCTTCGGGAGCAAGGAGCGTCCTCTGTATCGACTGCTCCCATCTGATTACCCAGGGATCGAGCGTGTATTTCACGAACTCTAATGACTGCTGCTCGATGTTGGAGAAGCTGCTCTTTTCCAGATCGCCCACCATGTGGGGGGGCACACGGAAGATCCTCGCTATCTCGTTTATCTGGAACTTGCGCGTTTCCAAAAACTGCGCCTGCTCCGGCGAGATGGAGATGGGCGTGTATTTCATGCCCTCCTCTAATACGGCGATCTTGTTGCTGTTCACCGAGCCGCCAAAGGTCTGCTGCCAGCTTTCCCGCACCTTACTTGGATCCTTGATCGTGCCGGGATGCTCCAACACGCCGGAGGGAGCGGCGCCGTTTGCGAAGAACTTGCTGCCGTATTCCTCTGTCGCTATCGCAAGCCCGATGGCGTTCTTCGCCATCGCGATAGGCGAGTAGCCCACCAGCCCGTCAAAGCCGAGTCCCGGAATATGCAGCACATCGGACGGACGGAGAATCACCGTATCACCCTTCATGGTGTTCGCTTCATCAGACGATCTTTGGTATTGATAATAAAGCTGACCGTTCGTATCGCGGTTGACGCTCATCTTGTTCGGCATCAGCGGGTACAGAGCCACGACCTCGCCCTTGCCGTTTCGGATGATCTGCGCATAGGCGTTGCCCCACAATAAAAGATGAGTCATCAGAGTTTCCCTGAACACAAATGAACTCATCTCCGGATTCGGCTCGTCATGGAGCAGAAGGTATAACGGATGGTCGATGGCTTTTTCCTTGCCGCCGTCCTCCTTGTAGCGGTACATATGGAGAGGCAGTTCCGCTATGGCTTCCGACAGGATACGCACACAGGCATACACCGCCGTCATCTGCATGGCGCTCCGCTCGGTCACCAGCTTGCCGGAGGTAGAGCCGCCGAGGTAAAAGGCATAACTGCTGCCCGGCGTCCTGTTCTCAGGCTTGTCCCTCGATTTGAACAGTCCCGAAAAGATACTCATATCACATCACGCTCCTTCCTAAAACACCAGAAGTCCTCTGGTATCGTATACGCTCTCGCCCGTATCGTTCCCACAGCGGATGGCACGGTCAAGCCCCATGATGGTCGCGATCGCGCCATCGATCTTTTCTGTAGATTTTTCCTTGTCCGCCTTGATGTTCCCAGCTGGATCGGTGCGGATATAGATGTTGTCCATCATCCACCGCAGGACGGGATATCCGCCGTGGGCGATTCTTTCCTCCAAGGTCAGCTTCATCAGTTCCTTGGTCGGAGGGGACATATCCTTGAAGCCCTGTCCAAAAGGGATCACCGTAAAGCCCATGCCCTCAAGGTTCTGCACCATCTGCACGGCTCCCCAGCGGTCGTAACCGATTTCACGGATATTGAAGCGTTCACCGAGACTTTCGATGAATTTCTCAATATAGCCGTAGTGGACAACATTGCCTTCGGTGGTAATGAGTAAGCCCGGACGCTCCCATAGATCGTAGGGAACGTGGTCACGCTTTACACGCAGGTCGAGGGTTTCCTCCGGCACCCAGAAGTACGGAAGGATAGAGTATTTATCCTCCTCATCCTGCGGAGGGAATACGAGAACGAATGCCGTGATATCCGTGGTGCTTGAAAGGTCAAGACCGCCGTAGCAGACACGGCCTTCCAAATCGTCCTCGTTTACCGGGAAGGAGCAGAGGTCCCATTTGTCCATCGGCATCCATCTCACAGCCTGTTTCACCCATTGATTGAGCCTCAACTGACGGAAGGTATTCTCATCAAGAGGGTTTGTTTTTGCCTCTTCGCAGGCCGTTTTAACTTTCTCTATATCAACGGTGATGCCAAGCGAGGGATTCGCCTTCATCCACACCTTCGGATCAGTCCAGTCATCCTCGGCATCGGCTCCGTAAATAACGGGATAGAAGGTAGGATCGATTTTTCTGCCTTCAATGATATCCTTTGCCTTCTGATGTATCTCATAGCAGATGGAGTTTGTGTTATCCCCGGCGGTCGTGATGAGAAAGTACAGAGGCTGCATTCTCGCATCGCCGGAGCCCTTAGTCATAACATCATAGAGCTTTCTGTTCGGCTGGGTATGCAGCTCATCGAAGATAACGCCGTGGGTGTTCAGACCGTGCTTGTTTGCTACATCAGCGGAAAGAGCCTGATACCGGCTGCCGTCACGAAGCACCTCCATCTCCTTGGTGCTGTCCTTGACCTTGATGAGGTTTCTCAGCTTTGGAGATTTCTTTACCATAGCCGCCGCAACATTAAAAACGATCTTTGCCTGGTTGCGATCTGCGTCACAGCCGTAAACCTCCGAACTCGGCTCAAAATCCATGCAGAGAAGGTAGAGGGCAATGGCGGCCGCAAGTTCCGACTTGCCTTGCTTTTTCGGTATCTCGATGTACGCCGTATTGAACTGGCGGTAGCCGTTTTCTTTGAGAGTTCCGAAAATATCCCGTATGATCTTTTCCTGCCAGTCAATGAGGATGAAGGGCTTTCCATCCCATCTACCTTTGGTATGGCAGCAGTATTTTTCTATGAAACATACCGCATGATCGGCAGCGTCCTTGCTGTAGTAGGAGCCTTCCGCCATGAACCGTGTCGGTGTGTATTTCTTCAGTTTTCTCACAGCGTCCTCCTTAAAAAATGCATAAAAACAGCCGCATCGCTGCGACTTCAAAAAAGTATCTGTACGAGAGACAGAGCCTTTCAGCTCGTCCCTTCGGGTTTTGTTTTCGTGGTTTACTGCTGCATTGCCCAAGCTATTGCGTGGCCGTCATCCTCGAACTCTATCTCGCTTGCCGCACGTAGCCCGATGGTGCCTTCGCAGGTATGGTCATCGTCAAGGAACTCGTAGGTTGCTCCGAAGTAGCAGGGCTTGTTCTGCCCGTTGTAGAAGTATCCTGCGATGACCACCTTGTCTCCAAAGGTCAGCAGCTTGCTCCATCTGCATTCGAGGTCTTCCGGCGTGGTGGGGTTCGGCAGTCTGTAGGTTCTCATTGCTTCGTTAATGGTCATGGTGTTTATCCTCCGTTCGTTTTGGTATGTACATATATCACTCTGAAAGCACATAATAGCAAGTCATTTCCGGGAATAAATGTACCAGAGTATCGCAGCAGAAATTGTGTACTTTACTCCTCACCGTAGAGGATAAAATGCACATATTCTTTGCGGTTCTCTTCGAGGAAGGTCACCAGTTCATAGAAGTCCCGTTCGTAAGCGAGGCGTTGCACCATGTTCACATCGAACATATTGGTAAGCCCTGTGTCACGGATGGCGAGAATCTGTTCCTTAATCGTCTGCGTCATCGCTGCACACCTCCAATCCCGATACCAGCTTTGCGTAGATAGTGGTATAACGTTCGCATTCCGCACCTTCCGAACCTGCGATAGCCTGCAGAAAGAAGTCTGCGGCATCCTTGAGGGAATCCCACACCTGTTTATCACCGTAGCAGATGGTCGTGACGGAATCGAGCTTCTTTACGATATCCTCGCCGTAGACCACATTCAGTCCGCTACCGTTATCCCAATGTATGAGAAGCGACCCCGTATCGTCCACGCCTTCGACTGTACCTTTCGTGCCGGAAGCGGAAGCCTGCGCATCGTCCATCTTCACAAGTTCCACCCTTGTTCCTACAGGATACTGTTTGCGGATGCGTTCCACAGTCTCTTTATTCGGAAATCTCATGATCCGCACCTCCGTTTCTGAAAGCCGAGGAACCTGTGAGGTTCTTCAGCAGGATTTTTCTGTCGGTCTTGTAGTCCGCTCCGATGAAGCCGAGGCGGAGGAGAAAGCAGCGGAATGCGTATTTCTCGTTGTCGACCGCCTTTTCAGTCGCCGTTACCCTTGTGGCATTCTTTGCCATCTCGGATAGCTTGCTGATGAAGTTGGTGTAGGCGCGTACCGCATCCGTATCGATCTCCGTGAACCAAGGGAAGGAAACCTTCTCGTCCGTCACCTCAATCGGAAGGGCGTCAGCGCCGACCGCTTTCTTGATGAGCGCCGCTTTGCTTTCCACGATCCGCTTCAGATTGTCGAGTGCGGTTTCCGTGAAGAAGCTCCTCGGCAGTTCCACCGTAAGAGCGTCCGTGTCGGCCTGTGTCGCGGTTTCAGATGGTTCTTCGGATTCTTCTCCGTAGCCTTCCTGCGCCTCGCATTCAAAGCCTGCGGCGGCGACAGCCTCAAGCACCCGCTCGACCTCCTCGCTGTCCGCACGGTCATCAAAGAGGAGCGTTCTGTCCTTGGTGACCGTGAAGTAGTCGATCTCATAGGCTGCGGTCAGCATTCCCATGTACTTTGCCTTCGCACCTGTGGCATTGGCGATTGCCTTTACCAGTTCCTTGCGCCTTGCGCCGGTTACGTTGTAGTTTACCTGTATTGTGCTTACCTCCGTTTTCGCTTGATTTCTGTGCCTTTCGGCATGTATATACATCACTCTGAAGTCCCGAAATAGCAAGCGAATAACGGGATTTTCTGATGTAGAATATCCGTCCGACAACAGGCTTTAAAACTGTGAGTAATACACAATACCCGAAAGCACGAAATGAACGCATGGAAGTGCGACGCCGTTGCCCCAGAGCTTATACTCGGCTGAGTCGGCATGAGGGCTTTTGAGCCACTTGATGATCTGGGCGTCCGTTTTCGGCTTGGAGGAATTACCCATGACTTTACGGTGTGTTTCAAACACCTCGCGCCAGAATGATAAGTCCTCATCGGTCGGTTCGTCCGTTCCGAGGTCATCGCACCACCAGTCGGGAAAGCCCTGGAGCCTTGCGCATTCGGTGGGAGTGAGCCTTCTTACTATGTAGTAAGGCTCCTCCGATACGGTGGGCGGGTCCTTGTAATCCGTAGCGACCAGCGTGTTCGCTACATCTTCCTCCGCCTCTGTGTGATAGGAGTTCTTGCTTGTGGTGTAGACGGGATGGGCAACTGCGCCCGGTCCCTTTGCCACCATTGTCGGTTGGACTTCCTCCAGGGTAGCGATGCCGAACTTTGCATTCCGTCCCATGTTATAGGTTGCGCGGTCAATGCCGTAGGCTACGCCGTGCTGCTCGGTGGCGTTCAGCGTAAAGCTGACCTCATCCTCGGAATAACCGCAGCCCTTGTGGGACGGTCTTGCTCCGTTGCCCTCCAAAGCCACGACTGCCATGCCGCCCTGATTGCAGGAGGGATTGCCGCCGTTGCCGTCAAGCGTTCTTGATGTATCCGCCTCGTAGATCCCGCTGTGGGGATTGGAGGATTTCATGGCGTTGGAGTCCTTGGAGCAGATGCCGTAAACGGTCGGCACAAAGAGAGTCTGATCGTTATTGCATCCGAGGGTAGCCGACTTGTTATCTTGGATGAGCGCGCCTTTGCCGCCGCCTTCACAGCCGGAGCGGATTTTCAGCGTTTTCGGTGTCTCCACTACGAAGGGCTGATTGTTGCCGCCCGTGCCGTAGGTCGACATGACCGTGGGAGCGACATCAATGGGACCGGTATAGCGAGTGTCCTGGCTGTGGTTTTCATACACGGCAGCAGGGACGGTGCCTGCCCGGAGCGTCGGGGAGGTCTCTTCCTCGTATCCAATGGAGCGGCTCTTTGCCGAATGCTCGGTACAAAAGCCTGCCGCACCCATAACCACGGGAGGATGTCCGTGATCCTGTGCGCGGAGCGTACCCGTCACATCTTCAGAAACATCCATGCGGTCGCCGCCCTGGTCGTTTAAGCAGACAGTGCCTGCCTCTCCAGAGCCTTCCGAAGTAGAACCGGCAGTTCCTTGCCACGAGCGGAAGCCCTGCGGAGTATACCCAGACAGGCCTTCGGACTCAAATAGTATTTTTCCGGCACATCCGCCTGCAAAATCTGCGACAAGGTAGATGCGTTTTCTGCGCTGGGGAACTCCCCAGTATTGAGCATCAAATACCCGCCATGCGACGGAGTAATCGTCTGCCATGATGCATCCTGCGTTTGGCCACTTCTTCGGTCGAGGAGTATCAGCTTCACTGTCCTTGACCCGGCAGATTTCATCGAGGACGGCCTTGAAGTCATCGCCTTTGTTTGAACTGAAAGCGCCCGGGACGTTTTCCCAGACGATGTATCTCGGATATTTTCCATCGGTTGCACACCTCATTTCTTTTACGATTCTTACGGCTTCATAGAAAAGCCCGGAGCGGTTTCCGTCCAGACCTTCACGCTTGCCCGCGATGCTCATGTCCTGGCATGGTGAGCCGAAGGTGATAATGTCCACGGGAGGAAGCTTGACTCCATTAATGGCGGACACATCTCCGTAGTGTTTCATAAACGGCAGCCTCTTGGTGGTAACCCGAATGGGAAACGGCTCGATCTCCGATGCCCACAGAGGAGCGATGCCGGAAATCAAGCCGCCTAAAGGAAATCCGCCGGAGCCGTCAAAGAGACTGCCGAGCGTCAGTTTATTCTGTTCCATCGGGGAGTTCCACCTCCTTCACAAGGTCAGCGTAGGGTATCTGTTTCCCTCCGCGTTCCACAAAAATATCCTTCGGCGCGATGCCGTTTTCCACGGCTCTTCGGAGGATGACCGATGCGTATTTCTCATCCAGCTCCATCATGTGGCAGATGCGGTTCGTCTGCTCACACGCCATCATGGTGGAGCCGCTGCCGCCGAAGGTGTCTATCACGATGGCGTTCTCTTGTGAGGAGTTGCAGATCGGGTAGCCCAGGAGGTCAAGCGGCTTTGAAGTCGGATGGTTGGCGTTGCGCTTGGGCTTGTCGTAGTTCCAGATGGTGGTCTGCTTGCGGTCAGAGTACCAGGGATGTTTGCCGTTTTGCAAAAAACCGTACAAAACAGGCTCATGCTGCCATTGGTAGTCCGAGCGTCCAAGAACGAGAGAGTTCTTTACCCATATGCACACGCTCGCCAGATGGAATCCGGCATCAATGAACGCCTTTCGGAAATTCAAGCCCTCGGTGTCCGCATGGAAGATATATGCCGCGCCGCCTTTTTCAAGCGAGTCAGCCATGCACTTGAATGCGGAGAGGAGGAAAGCGTAAAACTCATCGTCCTTCATGGAGTCGTTCTGTATGGTAAGACCGCTGGAACTTTTAAAGGACACGCCATACGGAGGATCGGTCACGATGAGGTTGGATTTCTTGCCGTCCATCAGCCTTGCCACATCCTCTGCGGAAGTGGCATCTCCGCACATCAGTCTGTGTTTTCCGACCGTCCAGATATCCCCGCGCTCCACAAAGGATGCTTTCTCAAGGGCGGCGGTAAGGTCGAAATCATCATCCTTGACATCGCTGCCGGAATCATCACCGAACAGGTCTGCCAGCTCCTTTTCGTCAAAGCCTGTAAGAGAGAGGTCGAAGGCATCCGCCTGCAGAGCTTCGATTTCCACACGCAGGAGTTCCTCATCCCATCCGGCATCCATCGCCATACGGTTGTCGGCGATGATGTATGCTTTTTTCTGCGCCTCCGTCAGATGGTCGGCAAATACGCACGGTACCTCCGTGATGCCTTCTTCCTTCGCCGCAAGAATACGACCGTGACCTGCGATAACGCCAAAGTCACGGTCGATGATTACGGGATTTATAAAGCCGAACTCCCGGAGGGAGGAGCGAAGTTTCATGATCTGTTCCGGTGAGTGGGTACGCGCGTTATTTACATTCGGTACGAGCTTCGCTATCGGAACGAGCTGCATTTCAGTTGTCGTTTTCATATCGCACTAACCCCCATTCCGCAAATTTCTCAAAGCCGCCGAGACCTTTGATGTATTCTCTTGCGGTCTCCACGATCTCACTGTAGGGAATTCCGTCCACGGCATCATCCCCGATGGCGCAGCACAGTTCCACGGGCTTGCCCGTTTTCTGTGCTTTGAGCCATGCGTAGATGTTCACGCTCACATCCGCCTTTGACAGGTCTTTTCCGTGCAGACCGCCGCCTGTAACGGAGTCTGCCATGTCAGAGCCGAGTTTTCGGTTGGTAGCGCCGGAGTCCACGTCCGTGCCGCCTGTCCAGTCGCCGAGCGGATTGATCTCTGCGTTCGGATAGACCTCGCGGATGTGATGGCTTTCCGCATTGCTCTGGCAGATGATAAGTCTGGCCTCATCGAGAATGTACTTCCCGTCATGCGGATATGTGTTATACATAAGTTCCGCAATCTCGCAGAGCGCCTTTTGCTCCGCAGTTACGGGCATACCCTTGAAGATACCGTTGTCGCCGCAGCGGATTCCGTCTGCCTGATTCCTGGCAAGGTATCCGTCCTGCGGTACTTCAGCGTAGTCTGTATGAAGATTGCCGGCGATGCGCTTTACAATGGCAGCAGCTTCATCCTGCGTGATATGCACAGAGGTCTCCGCAATGATATGGCAGATGCCGTGTCCGATAAGGACTTCAACGGCAATCTTCGGATTTGCTTATTTGTCATAGGCAAGATCGACCATCGCGCCTGCGATGCGATCCGCCACTTTGTCCGGGTGTGCCGAATTTACTTTTTCAAACATAATCAGATGCCTTTCCTTTCGTGCAGCAGTTTATTCAGATCGTCATTCGGATTCATGCCCGTGTAATCCACGGAGCAATTTTCCTTGACGGTCTGCATGATGGCGTCCCACTGACGGGTAGCCTGGTTCATGTAGTTGATCCCGATGTTGATAAAAGGGGATGTCATGGGCTTGTTGGTAGTAGGATGACGGGAAAGGAACCCCAGCTCATTAGTCATTTCTTCGCACTGCAGCCACCTTGCACGGCACATGGCGTACTGCTCGATGACCTGCGGAGAGATGTAAGCGGTAGCGTTCAGCTTCTCCAGCCATTTCCACACTGCCTCGTAGATTTCGGCGGCCTTGAGCTTCGTTCCGTCCTTCTGCGTAGCGGAAAGAATAGCGTCGGGCTTTGGCATTTCCGCACCTTCCATCTCAGGGATATCAAGCACGGTGAGTTTTCTGCCGCCCGGATTACCGTTTGCGGCTTTTTCAGCCACGCCCTTGGACTTGCGTCCTGCACCGGGACGTTTACCGCCTCGACCGCCTGTGTTATTCGATTTTGTCGGCACATTTCTCACCGCCTTTCCGTCTGATTTTGCGCCGGGTTCTTATTACCCTTTTGATTTCGCCGTTTTCCTGCGCGTAACCCCAGGCCGCTGTCCGCTATAGGACCCGTAGAGATTCAGGCCGCCCTACCGGTCAGTGCCGGTCACCCATCTCAATATGAATCTTGGTGTGGCAGGACTGACAAAGGCTCATCAGATTGCTTTCCCTGTGGTCACCGCCTTTTGAGATGGGAACGATGTGATGCACTTCCTCGACGGGAGTGTATCTGCCTTCCTTGAGACAGCGTTCGCACAGCGGGTGAGCGGCAGCGTAACGGTCACGGATTCTTTTCCAGCACCTGCCGTATTTTTTGTTGCTGTCGGGAGACCGTTCGTAACGGTTGTAATCCTCCCGCACGGCTTTCCTGTGTTCTTTACAATAAGGACCGTCAGAGAGCCGACCGCATCCGGGATAAGGCATGGTCGTTTTGGTTTTCTCGGCATGAAGTCACCTCACTTTCCGGGCATGAGAAAAGCCCCACGGGACTGTTCCCATGAGGCTTTTTGATTCTGCTCTGCTGATTATATACTACCATAAATACATGGTGGGCATTGCTGTG